AGTATCCAAAAGTTCTTTACTAATTTTTAACTTGATGTGGCAATAAGAAACCCCCGGAACTTCTTCAACTATTCTAACTATATCAGAATGCCTCTTTGATACACTCAATTTTGTAGTTGTACCCAATACAAACTGTGAGGCCATAGCTATTTCAATTAAAGATTGAACATATGACAATGAAGCTCCCTGTTGTACCCTAACATACAAAGTGGGAACAATATCTATAATAACTGGATCTATATACTCATACTTTACAGTTAAAGTGGATTTGTTGTATAAGAAAGTAGTCATTTTGGCTTCAAAACCCGAATCCGGGAAAACCCAACTTTGTAAAATAATTGACAGTCTAATTGTATTAAACAAGTCATAATTTGGTGGTGTTTCCTCACTTTCGCCCCAAACATTAACATCCGCAACGCTTGGATAAGCTTTAATAACCGCTGCAAAGTCTGCTTTTGTAACTAATCTTTCTCCTGTCGAGAAAACGGCTGGACCGTTAAGTCGGATTTCTTCGGTTGTTTCCGCATCATCTCCGCCTAAAAATGTACCAGTGTTAGTAACGGTAACAGTTACAGTATCCCCATCTTCATCTAAAATTGTAGATACCGGATTAGTAATGCTACCAGTACTATAAACGTTACCGGTTAACCCTTCTGATTGTATATAAGTTACACTTATTGAATCACTTAAAGCCGGAGATTTACCAAATACGTTATCCCCAAATAAAATAGTCACGGTATCATCCAATTCCGCTCTAATCTTGTAATGTTGGGAAGTGTTAACGGAATTAGCAAATGAATCTACTTGAGTCCAAATTGTATCATTTACTCTTACTTCAATTGTTTTGGGCCTTGTATAATCTATAAGAACGTAAATTGAATAAGTTCCCACAACATTCAACTCATAACGACTGCCGGGTAATGAACTAACAAGGGTTTGAGCTTCAATTTCAGTATCTACCCTCGTATACAATTCCTCAGGACTTGAATTTTCTACTTTGGTATCAAGAATATTGTATTCCTGATTTAAAGATCCCGTAGAAGTATAATTCAAACTTACCAACGTGCCTTGAATGCCACTAACATCTACATACGTTTGTCCAGGCATTATAACCCCATCACTACTTACTAAATATTGAACATTTCCAGAGGTTGCTGCTATAGAATTCTTTGGGATAAACACCATTACTGCCAATGGAGCAGCTATACTCCATCTTAAAGTACCTGTGGCAGATACATTCCTTTGAGGAGTATAAGCTAATAAACGTACCAAATTAATTAAAGAAGATTTGTTTTGGGCCGTTCCTATATATGATTCCTCTGCTCTTCGTTCAATATAATATAACACTAAAGTTCCTACAGCCGCAAATAACTCCAACAACATTTGACCGGTAGCACTTCTATACATGTCCTTCCAAGCCGGTTGTAATTGTAGTCTATTCTGCAACTGTTGGACTAGGGTATCAAAATCATAATCCACATAATTAAGAGGTGGTTGTGTACTCATATTTTTCTCCTAAGAAGTCACAGTTACGGTATGGGTAAATGCCTCCCCATAACTTCTAATGTTAAATCTAACAGTAATTTCCATATAGCCTTGATCGGCGTCGATATTGGTATCTACTCCTAAAACCTGTACCCTATTATCCCATATTTCGATTGTTTCTTTAACCTGTTGGGACAACTTGTTAATTAAATAATCGCTGATAGGTTCAAATAAAATATCTTTTAATCTTGATGCAAACTCGGGAAGAAATATTCTTTCTCCTTGTGCCGTTCCCAAAATGTTATCTATGGAAGTTCGGACGGCCTCTATGTTGATGACTTTCTTCAAGTTACCTTGAGAGTCCCCCCTCAAATCTTGATAGAGGTCTGACCATACTTCAGTTATTGGCTCAACCATATTATATACCTTTTTGTTTTGTTCCCTATGCCTTTAACCACTGCACTCCATTACTAATGATTTGTTGAAATGCCCAAGCCCCACCTGGACCTACTGCTGGTCCCAATTCAAAGTATGTCAGGTCATCTACTGCTGGGGGACAATTTACAACTGTATAACCGTCATCCAATCTTTTAAATTTGTACATCAAACCTTCATAAGCAGTTGCTGCCGGTACATTGATTGTTCCTGAACCCGAAACACAAACCAAACCCCCATCGTCTCCATTTAATGTTCCACTACCCTTAAAAACAACGGTATGGGATAAAGCATTTACAATCGATCTTTTTGTTGGTCCCGGATTTAAATATATGTTGTTTATTTTAGCTACCAAATTAATTTGTGCCTCATCCGTTTCAATTAATACTGTTCCATCTTCGGTTGTAGTATGAAGTGTTACTTTTCCATCTGGGTAAAATTCAACCCAGGAACCGGACGGATGATCTACTCTAATATCCCTGTGATCTTCTTCGTCGTTGTAATCATTAATTTTAATCTGTATTCCATTCTGAGTTCTCATTACCCTAACTAAAGGATAATCTTCTGGGTCAGTTCCACTTATACGAGAAGTAGGTAGTCCTTTTAAACCATCAGTTGCTTCTGCAAAATAAACTGGTTGATAGATGTCCCCCATTTCAAAGAAAACCCAAACGTTTGCACCTACATCTGGAACACAAAAGGTTCCAAATCCAAGTCCAGCCCCAACATTTAAACCCATTGCGGGGGTGGCCCAAGGTATAAGAGTTGAATCCCCATCTGTTATACCCGCGAACATAGGATAAACTCGAATTTTAATTCTTCCTAGTTGGCTTGGGTCAAGATTATCCAACACCTTTCCCCTATATAGTAAAGGGAATTTCTCATTGTGTTGTTTCAATCCTGTCACTCCAAGTGGTTGACCCATTATTTGCTCTTTCCTATTTGTTTAGTAGCTTTCAATAACGTAGTTGCTTTGTCGGTATCCAGTCCGTTTCGCGTTAGTAATAAACGAGTTAGGTAGTGGTCACCAAAGTTATGTACTACCCTTTCTATTAACCAATAACCTGAATATTGGTAAGAATACAATTCATCTCCCTCTATTCCGTACGGAAAAAATATTTCAATCATTTGGCCCGGACAAATGTTAGCTGTTCCGTAAGTTGTTATCCACATTTGAACCAAACCCATCAGTCTATTGCTATAACTTGACTTTACATACCCTCCAAAGTCAGAAGTAAAATCGTTGCTTCTTCCGGTTGCATTCAATGAATTATTGGCTACTGAGTCGTTTTGGTCTAACAACCAAAAATCTGACAGTGAAGTATAGTCTTGTACCGCTTCTGTTCCGGTTACAAATTCACTGGTGGCGTAATTAAAGTATGCAAAGCCTTGTTCTTTTCCCGCCAATGTAGTATAAATCTTGTAGTTATCAAAAATAGAGTAATTTAAAATAGGTAATCTATCTTCATATGGGGTATCAGCCAAAATAAATTTATATGACGGAGTCCCTCCTATCATTTCTGAATAACTCTTAAATACGAAAGTCAATTTAGTCTTGTATGCCTTAATGAAACATTTATATCCGTATTCCCCTGCTATACCTTCTAGATTCTCTTTCAAGTACTTTAAAAATTGGGCGTTGTTCCATTGCGGTTGTACTAAACTTTTAGTTGCACTCAAAGCTGCACTTACTTCGATTTCTTCTATTTTTTCATCTTCCCCTACCCTTAACTCAGTTGCAATACTTTCGATTATTGATTTTACCGTGCCCGAAAACCCTCTAGAGTATTGGGGATTCAATAAACCCTCTATATCCAATAATCCCACAACTTCATATCTTCCCGAAGGTGTACTTTCATCAGCGTATGGTTCTCTTTGGTATACAGCAAAAGTTAAAGCGTTTTGAGTTTCGTGTTCCAAATCGGGGGAAAACTCAATGTATATCTTACTCATGTTTATATCAAATGGAAAGGTATGAGTTAACGCCCCCGTTGTATCTACCAACTGCAATCTAAATTCGGGTAAAAACTTATTGATGTCTTGAATAATAGTCAATTCCTTCAAATTAGAAGGATTAACTGGGACATCCTTATCTCCAAATTTTACTCTTAAATAATAACTCATATTTACCTGATTGAGAACTTTTTATAAAATGTGTATATGTCTAAAATGTTGGGGATCTTGATAAGATCTCCCACTTCCATATCTGCAAAAACGTTTCCTATCTTATTTATCATCATTATTAACCACCAATATCTTACCGAACCATATGCTTTATAACTTACCAAATCCGGTCGTACCAAATCATCTTGGGCAAGGCGATAATATTTTAATGGATAAAAAACCTGGAATTTAGACAAACTATTGTGTAAATGGTCGTATTCTGGGCCATTTCCTATATTAACGATTGTGTAAAAATTAGTTCTATCCATTTGCCCCTCCGGGTATATTTTCTGTTGCCCCTTGCATTTGACCCACCCCTCCCGTTTTGATTTCTCTTCCGGAGGTACTATAAACATTCTCTAGGTGTTCCTTGGTGAGTATTTGGTAGGTTTCCAATTGAATATTAACATGTGCTCCAATTGGACCCACATTACTCATTCTATTATCATAAACCACTTCTACATTAGTTACTATGACGCTTTCAAAAAACATAAAGTTACCTATGTTAATAGAAATGAAATCTCCTCTTTTATCTGTTTCTTTCCATTTATAAGGACTTGGTCCTGGGGGTATTAAAAAGAAACTTTCGGCCCCGCCAAACACTCCGGTTCTAGGTAAAGTAAGTTGTTGTAGTGCTCTACACGGGACTAGTACCTCTTTATCTACGTCATCTATGGCTTCAAACTTCAATTTCATGGAAATCTTTACCGGATCACTTCCGGTCCATTTTCTTCTAGAGGCTACGGTTGATTGAAGTGAATGGCCAGTAGTCGC